ATTTTGACGCCGTGATTGGTGATCTTCTTTTCGACCCTACATTGAAAGCGCAGCATCTCCATGACTGGATCTCCTCAAATTCTCGATGGGATGAAGATTGTATTGCTCAACCCAAAATGACGGATTATCTCGACGCTTCCAGCGTTTATCTTTGGCGATCGATACCGGTATCCATCCTCGGATCTCATAGACAGGCGATTTGCCCGTGACAAGTACAGCGATGTCTGAATTGCGATCAGTCTCACCAATGATCAATGCCCCTGAGTCATACTTTGTCCACTTGACTTCGATCCTCGATCCGACATCAGCTTGTGTCTTAAATGTGTTCACCGTCGGCTTGAAATCCTTGTTCCCAAAGTATCGAGCCACCACAATTTCAGCGCAGATCGATTCAGCCAATTGGCAGACATATTCGTGGAATGACAGATTCTTGTCGTACCTCGACGAATGATCTGGACGGCCGTTGATCTCTCGAATGCGTAGCAAAGCGATCTCAATCGATTCCATCATGTCATCAAATGACACTTTCATTTTCATTTACACAGCTCGCAATACCACAGCTCAGGCGATCCCATCACTGTGTCATATCGACCGCCATCCATTCGCTTGAACATCTCGCATCGATCGCACCATTCAATTTTTGGCGGATCGACTTGATCTTTGATCACTGTGCCATCCTGCATGAATCGTGTGCGCTCGCCTGTGGCGATCTTGATCATCTCCATGTCAGCCATCAGCTTTGCACCTTCCATTTGCCATCTGATCCGAGCGTGTACCAAATTGCCGGACATTGATTGGCCTTGACCTTTTCTGGGCATACATGTCCACGATAATCTTTACCTGTCTTTGGACTGGATCCTGATTTCAAAATCATGTGGCCATGCTTGCACTGTGGAGCCTCTGCAATGAGCTCGCCACCAAGCTGATTGACAATCTCAGCGATGCCTGTCGCAGCTGTAGCAAATCCATCCTCAGCAAATGGCTTTGACCACGGATCATCCTCGATCTTGTCCACAAATGCTTTTGGCATGGTCTCGACTTGCTCCATGTTTTGCTTTGTCGGCCTTGTCTCAGATCCCAGCAATAGCCCTGCACAGCGTCCGATAGCGGATGTGACAGTGTCCTCGACGAACCATCGCTTCATGCTGGGATTGTAAGATTCAACCCGTCCAAATGCGTAGTCGATGGCCGATGGCTTTTCGTCCTCATATTCACGAAAGATCCGGCATTCGACAAGGATGTACCCTGCAGCTGCATTGAAATCAATGATTGATGTCTCCACGCGATTTGACGGGAATGTGCTGTGCAGTCTTTTGATGCGTGCAGCCACATCCTCATATCCATCCAAGAATCCGGCCATTACTTGACCGCCTTTGTCTTGCCCATTGCCATGCCGACAGATCGGCCATGATGGTATCCGACTGATTTGCCATCCCTGTATCCCATTGAATACAAAAGTGTTGAAATTGCCAGCTGTGCTAATACTGCAAAGCCAATGATTTGTTCTGTTGTCATTTTGCTCCCGTTTCTGTTAGGGGAGCAAGCCCTGCATTTCGCCTGACCCGTGGCAAGGCTTGCTCCCAAGTAAGAGCATGAACCAATCGGCTGACAAGGTCAAGAATCCTGCGTGTTTTTCGGCGTGTCATCCATAGATTTTGGCTTGTCTTTCAATCCATTTGATGCCAGCACTGATCCCAATGCCCCAGTCAGAAATATCGTCAGCGTCGAAAGTAGCTCGATGAATGCTCGATCATTGGGAGCTTGATCCCCAAGCGGCTGAGTCACAAAGATCAGCGCGTACAGCATCCCAGCAACCGAAAATGCAAATGTGAGAGCTAGGCAGACGCCAATGAATACGATGAGCCGAGCTTTCAGCTGCTCATTGGTCATCCTGCGTTGATGTGACGGCACGCGGATCCTTCCCAAATATGTCCTCAGTACAGATTCCCTGAGCTTTACATCTCGGCGGATTGCACTCAGGCTTTTCCCAGTTGTCGAATTCTTGGCACTCATAGCGTGTCCATCCCTGATAAGCACATGACGACAGCCCTAGCGAAAGCGATAACCCTAGAGCTGCCGTCAGTACCTTCCGAGTCACTTCCCCAATAACCCGAAAGCTTGATCCTTTGGATTGAGCCAGCGCAAGATCACCGGAGCGACAGCGGCTGCGCCAGCCATCGCCAATGTCTTTGGATCTGTCTCGCCTGCCATGTATAGCGCGAGCACAGCTGCGCCGAATGATCGACCCCAGCTCGCTGCCATTGCCTTTACTTGCTCCATTTTTTCTCCTTCTTTGGCTTTTCAGCCTTTGTTGGTGATGGCATTTCTACCTTTGGAAATTCTCCTTTATATGGCACATATTTCGGACGACCAAAGCCGACCACTTCTTTGCCAATCGTGCGCTGCTTGACCATGACCATGCCGCCATTGCGCTGATCGCCTGTGCCTGATGTGTTGCCTTCGATGCAAGTCACTGTCTTACCATTGATGCCGACGACGATCCCGATGTGACTGATGCGATCGACCCCGTCATGTGGAAAGTCCATGAATGCAAGATCGCCAATTGCAGGCACTTCATGCCAGCGGCCGATCTCCTTAAACTTATGAGCTCCGACGGCTGTGCTGACTACTGAGTGAACCTTGACGCCAGCTTGTGCCAGCACCCAATTGCAGAATGATCCGCACCACGGCAATCCATTTGCCTTTGTAAATTCGCCATATTTGGTGATGTTGTCCGGTGTCTCGACATAACCGATCTCAGCTTTGGCGATCTCGATTGCCTGTGGAGCTGATCCAACTGGGTAGCTCATCCGATGATTGCTTTCGCTTCATCCTCAGTCAATCCAAGAGCTGCAAGCTTTGCAATGGCTGATGATTTCAATGATGCTTTTTCTTCAAGCACTTCGGCAAATGGCTTGATCGCTACAAAATCACCGACTGATTCGATCAATTCTGCTTTGGTGACTGTTGTTTCTGTGCTAGATCCTGTTGATCCGTCAATGTGTGTGATTTTCATAATTACGCCTTTTTTAATCCGTAGATAGATACTGTGCCTGTCATATTTCCAGTAAAGCAAATCAAAGAAATGCCATCAAATGATGTCGTAGCGTTGAATTGTCCGGCACCAGTCACTGCAAATCCGTTGCCTTGATTGCCAATATATGTTGCTGAGGTTTTTTCTGTCTTGAATGGGCTAAATAGATCCATAGCGACGGCAGTTGATGAGCTTGTAATATCTTGCACATAGAACACATCTGAGCCTGCTGCAGATCCGAGATTTCCCGTTGCGCCGCTTCCGTATCCGTTATATGTCCAGCTGTTTCCATAGTTGGATGTTGTGTTAGTCGTGCCGCTTGTACGAAAGCGCATTTGCAACGCACTCGCCGTCGCAGTGCTGACCGCTAACGAAATGAAATAGTTGTCATAAGTTGATGAAAAGATATTATCGATATTGACAGCTGTTGAAGTCGTAAAAGATTGAGTCGTAATTCTGACAAAATCGCCACCGCCTGCGGCTGCAGCCCATGCGAGTCCAGTTGCAGTTGTTGAATCTGCAGTCAAGATTTGACCATTTGTACCAACCGCCAAGCGACCGATCGTGTTATCAGCTGTGCCAGCGAGCAAATCACCCTTTGCATCGATGTTGCTGATGCTCGGTGTTGTCAATACTGGCGATGTCAATGTTTTGTTGGTGAGCGTCTGTGTGCCTGTAAGTGTGGCCACTGTTGAATCCACGGCCAATGTTACTGATCCAGTAGTGCCGCCACCGGATAGACCAGTGCCAGCCACTACAGCTGTGATGTCGCCAATTTCAGGTGTCACCCATGTGTAATCCAAGTCCGTGTTGGATGCCTTTGTAAGCATCTGACCCGATGTGCCGCCTTTGAGATCCACGAATGATGTGTCAATGGAATTGCCCAGCGTACGCATTGCCGCCGCGCCATCCTTGACCAGATCCGTATCGTCTGGCGTCTCCCATCCAAAATTTGTTGTTGTTGCCATCTATGCCACCGCCCCTGTCGCTTGTTCCCATGTGAGTGTATTGCTGAGTGTGTTCCATTGCTCCGCTGCATTCACTTGCTCCCAGTTTATAGCAACGAGTGAAAATTCAATTGGAGACATGTTGATTGTCAAAAGGATTGAATTAAGCGAGACGCTCCATGTAAAGCCTTCGACAAAGCCTTGGAATTGGCCTCCATTGATATTGAGCGGCAGATCAGTCAAGCTGATCGGCATTCCCATGAATATGCCCAAAAGCGCATCGCGCTGTCCATCAGTAATTTCAGGCGATGTGATTGGGAATGTGATCGACTCAAATTTGGCTCTTGGATAGGCTCTGAGATCCAAATACCTTTGAGCCTGTGCCTCGGCATCGGCTGAGTCATGCAGTGTTGTCGTGATCGATTGCCCTAACTTGCCAAATTGTGCGATCGATGTCAGATCCTCGACTTCTTCAGTGCCTGCTCGCCATTTGAGAGCAATGACATTGCGGACATCGCCTGACTGAGTGACTGTGCGGATGCCAGCTGAAAGACCTTGATTTGCGGAAATGGTCGTGTAGCCATTGTTAGCCAAATAATCTTGGCGATGTGTAGCTCCTGCATAATTGATCAGGCCATCGGGTGATTCGTAGAGGTAGCCAAAGCCTGATGTGGCTAGAGCCGCAGCCAGTGAATACACATCGGTGACTTCAGCTGTGCGAGCTTCAAGCTCATAAATTCCAGAATCGATTTCGCCCAATCCAGTGTTTTCCGCATTAAGCCAAGTGGTCGTCGCTGGATAGGTCGCCCATGTATAAGCTGGCGGCACTTCGAGCCAGTTATTGACAAGTAAATCTTCCAAAAGCACAGCAATCTGGACGCCATCAAGATCCTTTGCAAGCACGCCTTCAGTCAATGCCTTTGGCAATCGAGCAAGCGCACCGAGAGCTGTGATCGATGCAGCTGTGGCCATGCCAGCTCCGCCAGCTGCAACCACTTCGAGAGTGATGTCTGTGATGT